CGAAATTTTGACAAAAAAGCCACTAACAGCAAGCCAAAATGAGCTAAAGATAAACTCACGAAGCAAGAGCGCAAAACTGCGGGTTTTTAAGATAAAAGGATAAAGATGCAAGAAAAAGAAGAGCTATTATCACTTCACGACGAGGAGCAAAAACGTGAGGTAAATTTAAGCTTTAAGACGCTAGTGATGGTCTATCTTGCGGTTTTTATAGCACTAGCTCTATTTTTGCCAAAAATTTACATAGCAAATCAAATTTATTATATAAGTAGAGATATCGCCGACATCAGTGGCAAACGAGATATGCTTCTTGAAGAGAACAGAGCTCTTAGCATAAAGCTTGAAAATTTACGTTATAAAAATCAAATTTTAAACAATATGCAAGAGCGTCAATGGAAATAATCAAGAAATTTAAAAGCTTCATCCACTACTACGACCCTGCAAATTTCCAACTCATTTACTCGCTAAAAGCTGCCACAACCATAGCTTTTAACTGTTTTTTGTGCTTTCACTTCTTTCATCTAAGTGGCGCCATCATGGCTGTAAATATCACGATGGGTATCTTCTTTCTTGGCGAGCTTGAGTGTAAAGATAGGAGTAAATTCGCATTTTTACTACTCTATATCGCGCTTTCTTGCGCTTTTATGCCATTTGTTGATCCATTTATCAGCCTTGGCGTTTGGCTCTCGCTTATCGTATTTGTCTGGATATTTATGGTCGGCATTAGCCAAATTTATAGTTCAAATTTAAACAAAATTTTACTTGCCGTAAATGCAACAGGGCTAGTTGCCTTTGTGACAAAGGCTGCAGTTGGGCTAAATGTGGTTGAAAGCATCGGCGGTCTGGTGCTTGCAGGCGTGCTAAGCATCATCATAAAATTTGAAAACTTTGGCAAATACGGTAAATTTACTAAAAAGAGCATCAGCTTTTTACTAGACAACGCCATCTTATCGAGCAAAGCACTTGGCACGAGCCATTTTTACGCAAGTATCGCAGATTTGATGAGTTTGATCGACAAATCAAAAGAAATTTTCGCAAATAAAAGCCTAAAGATAAAAGATGTTAAGTTAGTTAGAAATCAAGCCAAGGCTCTATTTTATTTTTATAAAGTTGAAGAGATCGCTGTTTTGCTTCGAACATTAGGCGCTTCGTTTGAAAGGATCGATGACAAAGCGCTTTTAAATGAGGTAAAAAATGAGATCGCTTACAATCTTTTTGAACTTAAAAATATCTTTAAAAATCAAACTCCAAAGCTAAAATTTGAAGCGCTAAATTTAGCTAAAAACTCAAATTTTAAAATTTTTGCAAGCTCGCTTGGTGTGCTTTATGATAAATTTTTGCTTATAAAAGAGGGCGGCGAGGATAAGCTCTCTTTTAATAATACAAAAAAGATCACGCTAAAAGAGGCATTTAAAAAGATAAATTTAAAAAATGAAATATTAAAAGAGTCTTTAAGGCTTGCCATTTGTATGTCGCTAGCCATTTTTATAGCGCAGGCCATGCATATAAATCATGGAATTTGGATCGCCATAGCTGTGATGAGCCTAAACAAAAGCGACGAAGATGCTTTAAAAAATGCTGGCAGAGATAGCCTTCTTGGCGGAGTTATCGGCTTTTTTATCGCACTTGTTTTTGTGAAATTTATGGGTGAATCATACGCATTTTACGTGGTTGTCTTTATCGGTATGTTTTTGGTTTATTACCTTAAAGCCTATAAGCAAATTGTCTTTGCAACGGCTTTTATGTTTGAATTTACAGCCATTTTTTCGCTTATAAAAAGAGACTTTTTAGCTCTTATGGTTGATAGATTACTTGATGTGGCGGCTGGTTTTGTGATAGTTTTTGTCACATATTTGCTAACTAGGAAAAATGACTATACAACTATAAAAGATAGCTTAAGCAGTGCCTTGATGTGTTTTAGAAATTTAGTGCAAATTTCTCTAAATGAATCAAACAAAGATGCTTTTAGCACGGATGAAAAAGGGGTTTTGGGATCGTTAAATGAGCTAAACTACGCTATCAAAGTTAGTAAAAATTTAGACAATGATAGTATGAAAAATGCAAAATTTATAGCTAGCAAGCTTGATGATATAAATAGCGATCTGGTTAAACTTAGAAATTATTTAAACTTAGACGAGTTAAAAGAGAAAAACACCTTGCAAAATGATGTAAAAATCATCTCAGATAGATTTTTAATGCTAGATAAAAAGATCAAGAAGCTTCCATATTACTTTATAAGTGATATAGAAGCGAAACTACTTTGCAAAGACGAAAACGCTAAAAAGTTAATTTTACGAGTTACTTTAGGGCAAAATGAAATTTATCGGCGCGCATTTAAAATGAGAGTATCTTGCATTTAAAATGAGAGCGAGAGTTCAATCAACTTATCTTTCTACTATCATTTTAAATACAAGATGACTCTAAAGCCGTCTACATTTGTTAAAGGACATTTAAACACTCTTTAAATATAGATATAATAGTATAAACTAAACATACATATAAGAAAAGATGACTTATGGAAAATATTGAAAAATATAGACAAATAGAATCAACCTTAAAATTGTTGTTGGACAATAAACATGAAGTCTCTCTAAAGCAAATTTTAGATGAAATAGACATCTACTTACAATGGCTATCTAGTATAAAGTCAAAATATGGAATTACAAAAGAATATACATTAGAACATATATCAGAACAAATTTTCTCAGACATTACAAGAGATAATTACATAATGCATGTTTTAGCTATGAGTATCACTATAGAAGAAGTAAGGTCTGACCTAAAAAGAATATGTCAGGAGGATAAAGACGGTAGCAACATAAAAGCAAATAGTAATAATTACGTTAAGGGTTTATTGGCATTACTTAACGACATAATACTGGATATTAATGAAGTGCTGTGGCAAATAGAAGAAATAATATTTCAAAATCCACAAACAACAAAGAGCGGAAGAAGAAGACTTTTTTGCGGAAGAGAGATTTTTAGTACGTCAAAGAATATTGTAAGGAGACTAGTTGACTATAGTGGTATATCTTATTCGTCAGCATCTGTATTTCTGATAAGACAAGCAATAGAGGTCGCTATTTTAAGAGCATTAGGAATAATCGCTTTTGTAGATAAAGATGGCAAAGAGCAAAAATTTAAAATGGATGAAATTTTTAATTTCATAAAAAATAATAGAAAAAATATAAAATTTCCAATAGAATTTTCTATTCTTGATAAAATTATAAAATGGTCCAACGTATATGTACATAAGGGGATAATGTATTATCACTGGCAAATAATAGTAGCTCAGAAAGTTTTGTTACCACTATTTCGTGCCGGTACTGATGGAAAAAATTATAGTTTATCTGGTGCCATTCAAATTAATAGACAATTTTACGAAAAAGAACTGGATAAAGAACTTATTAAATTTTTGAAATTAAGAGATGACGTTACAGCACGTAGGCTAAAAAGTCCTGATTCTTTGCTTACTGATAAAGTTTTTGAATATAACTAACCTTGTTTTTCTTTTTCTTATTTTAGCTATGCTTTAAAAAGCAAGAAGTGGTTACAGGCCTCACCCCTCAAACTCCACATCACATGTATAGTCTTTGCTTGTCAGCCTATGCTCCACACTTTTAATCGTAAATTCATTGCTCTCTAGTCCAGCGATACCTTTAAATTTCAGTTTCCCGCCCGCTACTATATTTGCTCCTGGCAAAGAACACCTACCGTTTATGCCGCCCCTTTGTAGTTCGTTTAGCTTTGCTTCGCCTTGCCTAAAAGCCTCGTTGTCGCTCTTTGGTTGGGCTATTTGCATCTTGTAGATTTGGTCTCCAGAGCCCACCTTAATACTCTTTGTCTTACCCGCTTCTATGTCTTGCCACTCTACTATGACGGCACCGTATGAATTTCTATTTGCCTCCGTAATCTCTAACGAGTAAAGCTCGGCTAAATTTAGGGTAAATTTAGGCAAACTCTCGTTTTTAGGGGTATTTGACGTTTGCGTTTCGTCTCCCTTTGCATCTTTTGCGGCTATGACGATGGTGTTATTTTTGACAGCCATGATAAAGCCGTAATCAAAGCAAAGCCCATACAAGAAATCTAGATCTCCCGCGTCGTTTTGCAAGATGGAGGCGATATTTTGATCCTGTCCGGACGTTTTTACGGCAAGCTTATTTTCGCCGGCTATTTTTCTTGCTATTTCAAATACGGTGGTGTTCTCCCAGCTTCTGCGCTTTTTGATTTTTTGAGGGCTTGCGAAGTTTACGGCAGTGGCTCTAACTTCCGTAGCGTAGTTTTTGTAGTCTCTGCTTGCGGTCTGGACGCTAAATGAGCCGCAAAGATAAAGATCGTCCCCATATCCTAGCCAAAGCTTTAGATTATCGCCGAATACGGGCTTGGCGTATATACCGCTAACGCTAAAGCTTATCTCGTCGCTTTTGCTGCCTTCCTTATCGTCGAAGTTTAGACTGATGAGATTTACTTTGATGATCTCCGTAATATCTTTACCGTTTGCTTCGAGCTTGAAATTTGGATGCTTTACCATAGCTTATTTTGCTCCTTGGCTTTCTCTTTTATCTCGGGCAAAAATACCTTGTCGCCAGCTTTAAGTGCAGTGGCTAGTTTTGGATTTAGAGCTAATACTTGCTCGAAAAATCTTAGATGCCCGTAATGGTTATAGACGATAGTATCGAGCCTATCGCTATCCTTGGCTATGTAAATTTTAGTCATAATCTCTCCTAAGCTCCAAACTAAAGCTCTGTGTAAAAAACGCTCCGTTTGGGGTAAATACGGCTTGTTTTTCGCTGATTTTAATAACCACAAACCTGCCGAAATATTTGCCGTTTCCGTTGGTTAGCGGATAACTTTGCCTTGAGTAAGCTATATCGTAAAGTCTTTTAAGTGCCGTTTGTTTGTCGCCGTTATAGGGCATAGTCTGGCCCTCTATGCTCACGGTTTGGCTTCCTAAATTTGCCGCAAATAAAACGGGGTGATTTTGGATACGGTCCTGCGAGCTTATGCCAAACTCGGTCTCCAAAGATATACCGCCTACTTGTTTCCAGTTAAATTTAAAGCCGCCTAGATTTAAGACCATCTCTACTCCCTGATCTCGGTATTTGCTTGATTGAATTGATCTCTTTGTATAGCACGTTTGACGCTTTGAGTGAGCGCTCTTTCAAACTCGCTTAGATCAAATCTACCTTCGCTTGTAGCGATGTTAAAGCCGCCGTTTAAATTTATAGTTATATTACCACCGGTGGTAGCCAATGCCTTTGCAGTTTGTTTTATCTGTGGTACGTCTTTTTCGCCAAACATCGAGCCAAAAAAGCCCTCGTCACTTTGTCTGCTCTCTTGTTTCGGTTCTTCATCCCCAAAGCCAAAAAATTCCTTCGTGCCTTTCCACGCACTACCCAAAGCATCGCCAACCGTGCTTGTGATGTCGCTGATCCATGCAAATTTTTCGCCTATCCAATCGAAAAAGCCGCCAAACAGCTCGTTCCACCATGCTACGACGCTATCAAATATCGATGTGAAGAAATTTGCCGTAGCCTCCCAGTATGGTCTTATACTCTCCCAAAAATCGCTGAAAAAGGCTTTTACCTTGTCCCAGTTCATTATGATAGCCGCTGCGGCCGCGGCAAGGAGTGTGAGAATCAGTCCGATCGGGTTAGATATGAGTGCTAGACTCATCGCTTTTATACCGAGCACTAAAATTTTAAGCGCCTTGCTGACTCCGCTAACAGTGAAAGCAAACGCCTTGCAGACCATGTTCCAAGCAGCCGTGAAAAAGGCTGCGGTCTTTGTGCTCGCCGCTACCCAAAGATAAGCGGCATTCAGCTTTAATGTGAGGAGAGTTTTCATCTTGAATACGCTTGCCAAAAACGAAAAAGCAGTTGCCATTATCTTTATTTGACTTATCACTATCCCCATGCTCCACCATAAAATTTTAAGCATCGGAGCTACTGTAATGATAGCAAGCATGCCCCCCACAATACCAAATAGCGCCTTTGAAAAATTCGGATACGCCTTGGTAAATGCGATTATGGAGTTTGCTACTTTTGAAAGTCCCGATATTATTAAATTTAGCGTCGGTAAAAACGCTTCGCCGATCGTAACGCCTAACGTTATAAAGCTTTGGGTAAGCCTTTCTAACCCACTTTTGGTAGTGGCTAGTTTGGCCTTCATCGCTTCGTCCATGCTACCGATCGCGCCCTTATCGTTTACTAAATTTACAGCCTGGTTATATTGACCGATCGCGTTTACTAGCGAACCCATATCGTCGGCAAATTGAGTGCCAAATAGATCAGTTAGCACACCCATTTGAGCCTTTTTATCGACTTTAGCTAGAGTGTTTAAAAACATATCAAGCCCGCCGCTAGCATCGCGTGCCATTGCAACCTTTAAGTAGTTTGCATCCATTCCAATGCTTTGCAGAGCTTTTTTAAATTTCTCGTCTTGACCGTCGATATTTGCAAGTTTATTAAATAACGAGTTCATTGCCGTCGAAGCCACTTCGGGAGCTTTGCCTAGAGACAAAAAGCTACTAGCAAGAGCCGAAATTTTATCGCCTTTAAGTCCAAGTATCGAACCTGAGCCTGCCGTACGACCGATTACGTTTATAATATCTCTTGCTTTTACCATAGACATTTTATCGTCAAGATAGTTTATTTTATCGCCCAAGGTGGCTATCTCGTCTATACCTAGTTTTAGGTTGTTCATCGTTAGCGCAATCGCATCGCCCGCATCTTTACCACTCATGTCAAATGCTACGCCCATTTTAGAGACTAGCTTTGTAAAGTCTGCGATCTTTGAGCTATCAAGTCCAAGCTGTCCGCCAGAGGCTGAAATTTGTGCTAGCTCGTTTGCGTTTACGCCAAGTTCGCGACTTAGCTGTTTTATCTGCTCTCCTAAATTTTTTACCTCGTCCTCACTTTTAAAATCGACATATTTTTTAACTTCCGCCATAGAGCTTTCAAAATCTACGGCAAGCTTAACCGGCACCACAAAGCTAGCAGCCGTTGCTAGGCTGCTTTGCCATTTGCCCAGCTCACCGCTAATCTTGCCTACATTCGTATCGATGTTTGCTTTAAGTGTGCCGATCTTAGCTATTTTTTCATTTAGCCCAGTAACGTTTTTGCCAACTTTTTCAAGCCCAGCACTAAGCTTGCTAAGTGAGCTTATATTGCCAGATAAAGCACCAAAGCCAGCTGTTTTTAGGCTAATTAATATACCCACTTGCGTGCTATCCATTTTATTCTCCTTTTCTTGACTTTACTGGTTTTTTGGCTTAAAATATCCGTATGAAACGGCTCATTTTTCTTTTATTTGTCCTATTTTTAGGAACTCTTAGCACCTATATGATCGAGGGTAAAATACCAAATAGCGATAATATCGCAGGCGGATTATTTTTCGGAACCATCTTAGCAGTGCCGATTTTTGCTCTACTTAATGCTTTTAAGTTAGCTCCATCCACCAAAGATTGTCCTACGCCTAATATAGATTTTCTTTTTGATGAAACAAAAGACAGCAGCGTTAGCATTTTTGTGGCTTTAGCTCTAATTTTTTCAGGGCTGATAGGCTTTTTTAGCATCAAATTAGCTCTTGCTTGCGCCTTTGGTTCCATACTATTTCAGGGCGTTATTAAATTCTTAATAAGCTATATCTTTTACGCCAAACTTTGAGATTTAGCCTTTAAAATTTCCATCGCTATTTTTAAAAAATCCTCGTATTCGTCTACGTAAAACTCCATAATTTCATCAAACGAAAAATGAAGCGCATGTCCTATTATCGCCACGCCCTCGCGAGTGTGGCCTACGCTAAAAAACCCGCTACCGCACTAAGAATAAGCGAGCAGTCTTTAGCCTCTAACTCCTCAAGCTCGGCTTCGCTCATACAAGTAAGGTTACTAGCTAGCCTAAAAGTCAAATCGGCCTCATTGCTTCTGCCTGCGCTCATAGCAAAGCGAAGATCTTTGCCTTTTGGATGCCTGATTTTAACTTCGTTGCCGTCTGATAACGTAACGACGGTGTATTTGATGCCGTCTTGCTCGATGATTTCGTTTTTCTTGCTCATTTTTATTCCTTTGACTTAAAATTTAAGGGCCTTTAAAAAGCCGTTTAATCTATCGGCGCAGCTCTCGTCGCCGATAGAAAATATTGATTATTCGCCCAAATTTGAGCGCACTTGCGCCAAATAATCCACACCGCCTATAAGACATATCATGTTTTCTACGTCTAGTAACGCCACGGGGACTTTGCCTATATTTATATCTAAAAAATGCACGGCTAGCTTGACGCTTACCTCCATCTCTTTTCCGCTTTCAAAGCTTCCCGGGTCTATCTCGGTGATATCGCCAGTGACAGCCATAGAGAAAGGCTCGGGAGCGCCTTTGCCGGATTGAAAGATGCTCGCTTTAAATAAAAAAGGAATTCTGTTATTCCAAGTATTTAGCCCGTATCCCAAATAGGTATTTTTATCGAGCACGCTTAGCTTAAACTCCATTTCCACCGGCTTTATCGTCCCGCTTGCGAAATTGCCGCCAAGAGCTCCTTTGGCTTCGATCATCTCTTGTTCGATTTTGGGTATCGTAAGAGATTTGACGACTCCGAGGTATCCTTGTCCGTTTATAAAAACATTGGCCTCCTGAACCACCTGAGGTATCTGTCTTTTTACCATTTTTTATCTCCTTATTTATTTAAATCGTTCATAAGCGTTTCGCCGTATTTATCCACGTAGATAAAATCAAGCGTAAGCTGTTTTACGATAGGGGTGTTTTGCATTCTGACGTCTAGGTAAAATTTACCGTCCGTGATATTGGCCAGCGTATTTTTCTCGCTCCAGCTAAGCTCGTATCCGAGCAATACTTTTGCCCCGACTAGACCGCGCAGTAGCTCGCTAACGCTTCTTTTGGCGTGATAGAGCTGATCTGCTTTTTTATCTATCGCAAACAGCACCCCTTTTTGGCAAGCCTGCGAAATACGGTCAAATACTCTAACGCGCGCTAGATCTTTCCATATAGTATCTTGATCGCTGGTCTCCCCACCCCAAGCCCTAAACCCGCTTTCTCTGATGACGGTCGAAATTTTTGCCGATCTAAGCTCATCAGCCGTGCAGGTTTCGCCTAGCTCGAAATCTACGTCTATTTCCGTACCAGAAACTCCTATCATAACCCTATTTGAGTAGCTGTCGGAGTATCCAAATTCGCTTGCACCATCCGTATGAGCTATCATTCCGGCTATTCTCGCGCTTTGCCCCTCATAGACGTAAGCGTTGGTTTCATCGTCCCAAACCTTGACGTTAGGATACGCCGCAACGAGCCTTCTAGTGCCGAAGTCTCCCATCTTTACTATCGCCGCGGCCGCGTCCTGGGCTTTTAGATCTACGATGCCGGTTGCTTTTAGCTTGGTAGCTACTTTTTCTATCTCGCCTTTTACGGCGTCTTCGTTGCTAAATCCCGGCGCTATTATTAAATTCGGGTTATACCCGAAGCGAGATTTTGCTTTGGTTAGCTCTGATACGGCCTTTTTGCACTCGGTTATCTCATCATTCGTATCGCTATCGTCGTCTTTGGTAAATACGCTTAATATTATTTGCGTATTTACAGCCTGATCTTCGATGCCTTTTAACGCTCTATAAATAGAGCCTTTTTTAAAGGCTTGGCTCGCGTCCTTTTTGGCCTTGTATTTTGCCTCTAACGCTTCAAGTGCCTTTGCCGTCGTCATGAAAAAATGCAGGCCATTTTCTAAGACCTCCTCATATCCCGCAATTCCTATGGGCGTAACGCTTTCTACGCTGATGGGTCTTGCGGCCTCGGCGCTTATGGTTACATTTACTCCGAACTTTGCTGCCATACTATCTCCTTTTAAAATTTGTTGATGTTTGAAATTCTTTATCGGGCGTCTTCGACTCCCCTAAACGGATGAAACGCCCAAACGGCTTTAAGCACCTTTTTATCCTCACCATCGGTATATTCGTGCCAATTTTTCTCGTTAGCGCCGGCTATGTCCATAAGTTTCCAGCCGACATAAATTCTCGCGTAAAACCGCTTGCTCCACCTGATCGTGCGGTAGTAGCCGAATCTTCTCCTGCCGTCTTTGAGGCGGCACTCCACCTTACACCACGAGCTTACCCTGCCGCCGTTTGAGGTTACGCTAGGGTCTCCTATCGTAACTACGCTAGCGGGATCTATGTCGTCAATCTTGACACCTAGATATTTGCTTGAAAAATAGCCTATGCGGTTTCTGTATAGCCAACAAAGGCGCGCGAAGTACGTGCGGTTTTTAGGAGGCGGGAAGTGATCCCTTCTCCACCCGCCGTCGCCGTTTATGGCCGCGTTTTGCCCATCGTAATAGTCGTTTGCGTCCTCGAACCATCTGGCCCATTTGGGCAGACGATCGTCGCTAGGCTTCGTAAAAGCTAGAGCTATGGGCACTACTACGAAAGAGGCTATCTCAAGCGGAAGCTCGATAGCGATATTTTTTGAAATTTGTAAAATTTCCTTACTGCTTAGCCTTCTCATTTTCTTTCTCTTTTTGCGTTTTCGTTTCTTTTTCTTCGCTTTTGTATTTCGGGCTTTTCGGGCAGCCCTCCCACGGGCAATCGCCTTTTTTATCTAGTTTACTGGCGCAAATTTCGCACCTTGCCACTCTTTTTCTCATATTTAATCCTTTTCATTCGGTCTAGTTTTTACGACGTCTGAAAATTCGTCGCCACCTAAATACCAAAAAGGCTTTTCGCCGTCTTCGTATCTCATCTTCGCAAAGTCGTCCGGGTGCGTAGCAAGGTGGGCGAATACGCGAAAGATATTGGTCATATTCGAGCTATCCCACCCCTCGCACCTTCTAGCGCGCAGAAAGATTACGATAGGGCAAAGCAAAATACCGACTATTAGCGACAATATGCAGACTATTACGTAGCTCATTTTTTTAACTCCTCTTTATTCGCTATTAGCTCTTTATACTCGCTTCTTAGATTTTCAAGTACCACCGTATTACCGATGATTAAAGCGCGTCGGATATCGTTCTCACACTCTTTTATTTGGGCTTCAAGCTCGGCTAGTTCGCGCTCCTTTTCATCGATTTCTTGCTCGACTTCCACTCTCACGAGTTTTTGATTTTTTACGTCCACGCTATTTGCATTTTCGTTTAAAGCTCTTAGCCAGTCCTCGTCTGAGATTTCAATATTAGGCTCCGGTATATCATTGTGAATTTCATCGTCGTAATATCCTAGAAGCCTTTTCGTATCTTTGTCATAGTGTGCGTATTTCATAGTTTCTCCTTTTAATATCCTATTGCAATCCAGTATGCAGGATATGTACTATCTGCATCGGTATTTTGAATAGTGAATTTTTCCTTGAAAAATCCATTAACATGCAAGGAACTGATAGCGTTGTTCGGACTTGGCAGTCCAGGCGTTGCCACTACCGATAGCGTCCAGTTTGGAAAAACTATAGGGAACATTATCTC